AAGAAAAGGCGGATAATCTCAGCTTGCAGGTAGGGGGTACCTACCAACTGTTTCAATGGGTTCATTACGTCCATTGATTACTTTTAAACTAAATTCAGATTAGTGAATTTGAGCTTCTAAAAGTTTTCTCTGTTTAAAGAGATTTGTAAGATCAGCCTTAAGGCTGTTTATCCGGAGTGATTTTACTCTGGATGAAAACATGTTACCCTTAGGGTTTTGTTTTATTATCTTAATCTGTTGATTAACATAAATAATTTCAGAATTAATCTGTTTTAAATCAGCTTTTAGCTGTTGTTGATGCATAGACATCGTATATTTGATTCCCATCAATTTATTTCAAGAAATAATCTTTTATTTTCTTTTTATATGAATTTAAACTATAGAGTTATAATGTTTCGAATATTTAGGAAAACTAGTGTTTTGTATTATAACGGAATCTTGTTTATACCTGAGTATTCATACCTGTATTTTCTTCTTCTTCTTCATGCTCCTGCTGGAAAATCCTTAACCTTTCTTATCTTCTGTCCACCATCACCAACACGTTACGGACCTCTTTCCCTCAACGGCCACCTGCCTAACACGGTACTCTGTCCAACGCTATAAGGTATACGACAGTCCAGGACGTATGAGGATAATAGGGTTTGGGGATTTATGAGCCTTTGGAATGAAGATTATTAAGAAAATATGAGATATAACACCAGGGATTCAAACAAAAGATTCACTCATATTATATATTACAAATACACTAGTGCCCGAAGGCACTCCTTTATTCTACTACATTATAACCCTATATGGGTTTCTACTCACACATGCTTTAAAGAAAAGATAGATTTGTTAAAGAGAAAGTTTCTATGCTGAAACTCCTGATGCTCTTCAACTGAGGGGTGAATGCCATTATATAGGCAAGTCTTCAGGCCCTTGTTCGTCACTGCTGACGTCTTTTTCCTCATTATTGGAGGATGAGTCACTGCAAGCTGTAAAGCTTGTATTATTGCTAGTGGAGGCCCCACCTGCACATGCCGAGCAATTATGATTGTCGGCCAGTAGCTTTTTGAGCTGTTTGCAGAGCAATAACTTAGTGGATGTCCCCACCATTACATCGTTATTGATGATGCTTTCTTCAAAGGAAGATAAGATGCTGACATCCTGTCTGGAGATTGTCGCTCCATAGTGACTCGTGATCAATACTCTTTCATGTGAGTAATTGATTTTTATCTTTGTTTCTCCGTTGATAGACTGGGTCTTCTGGAGGATCCGGGTGAACCCGTTTGTCCTTACTTGAGCAAGTTGATAGAGAAGATCTCCTGAATCCTTCATTTCCTGAGGAGGATTGAATTCTCTATTTTTGGACAATCCAATTTCTACCAGGTGGTAAGCTTGGTAGCTGTGTTCTTCTTCCCAGTCTGGGAGAGTAGAGGTGCACTGTATGAAGATAGGTGCATCCTTGGCTGCTGCAATCTTTGAACGAAACTTCTTGACTGCTTTTTTGAATCCTTCTGGGAATCTACCAATTTCTTGTAGATTGTTGGAGGGATAAATTACCTTGACTAGACCGGCGTTGAAGGCTTTGAATGTCAAGTCTGGATTGGCATTTTGGCCAATTATGAGAAGGCTTCTTGATGCCTTATCATCAGAGCATAGATGCTCTTTTTCATAAGCTTCTGGTGTAAGCCTTCTGACTTTGTTCCAGATCGATATGAAATCTTCAAAGGACATCGCTGGGTAGATATCCATTTGGCTTGGTTCTTCTGGCTTTGTCTTCAGATCTCTGAGAAAAACCTTTCTTTCTTGAACCTTGGGGACGATGGGTCGTAGTCCCTTCCATTTGATGGAACCACCATGTCTGATGGTATATGATGATGCTGAGATGATCGCATCACTGTAACTAGAGAACTTTTTGAACACAGTTCCCTTTCCTATGCATTTGGACGCAATTGCCCAATCATCATAGATTCCAGGTTGTTCACCATTATAGATGACATAGAACCTTTCATTTATTCTTGGCGGCTTCATGGCTGCTTCAGAATACGTTGGTCTCAAAGAAACCTCCTGCTCACTTTTTGGCAAAGTGTCAGCCATCAACGGATTTGATATGCCGTTACCTGAGCCGTTTGCTACAGGGCTTGAGGTAGTGTTAGTACCATTTGTGTTAGCTGGTTTATCCTGTACAGGACTTGGTTCAGCTTTAACCGTTATGCTTTTTTCCAAAGCATCAGGAATCAACGGGTTTGAGCCGTCTTTACCATCTACCGTTTGAGATGGACTAGCCTCAGTTTTTACCTGAGTGGGTTCCTGAACTGAGATATCAGTTAACATCGTCTCATAGAGACTGATCTTTTCGCATAGCGAATTGAGTTCTATTTCTAGAACTTTTTTCTTGAAGCGCAGAGCTTTTAATTCTTCCTCCATTGGAGTTGTTCTAAGTAGGGAAACTCCCCCTTATTTTGAAAAGAAGATTTATTTTCTTCTTGGTGTGAAGAACTTGATTACTCAAGGCTCCAATATATAGCCGTTTGAATCGGCCATTTGACGTCATTGCTGACGTTTTTGCTGAAATTCTCTGGTGAGATAATCAGCCAGCACATTCTTTTCACCTTTAAGATGATCAACTTTGAATGTGTAGTGGGACAGCCACATCTGCCATCGGACTAACCTTCCTTGTTTACTGTCTCCAGTAATTTTTGTGTTCATGAATCCTTTTAAGAGATTCACGTTGTCTGTCCTGACTGTAAAAACAACAGGAGTTAGATAAATACTAAATTTAGTAATTACCTGTTTTACCGCTAGTAATTCTTTTTCATTACTATGGTAATTGGCTTCTGCTGGTTTGAATGTTCCTGAACAGTACTGCAGATTAGTTCTTGTCCTTCAGTGGTTTGTGCCTTTAGAACACCACCCCAGAAGTTATCAGAAGCATCAGTTTCTATTATTAAACTATCTTCTGGTTTTGGAAGATAAAGTTTTGGAAAATTAATTAATCCTTTCTTTATCTTTTTTATGTAATCAGTATCAGACTGACTCCATGACCATACCTGATCTTTCTTTAACTTTACCTGTAACGGTTTACGTTTTTCGGCTAGTTTTGGGATATATGAATCCGCATAAGTGAGCACTCCTAAGAACCTTTGAAGCTGCTTTTTATCTTCTAACCTGTCAGGAAAACCGTGAAGGTGTTCTAAGATATGGTTTTGAGGGGTATGGGTCCCTCTGTCAATTTCCAATCCGAGGAAATTAATTTTCTCTTTGAAGAGATTAGCTTTCTTTTCAGAGAGTATAATGCCTAAGCTTTCTACTCTTCTAAGAACGCTAAGAACATGATCGTAATGTTCTTTTTCACTGTTTGAGAATACGATGATGTCATCAACGTACACAAGACAGTAATCTTCTAGACCTCTTAATGCATTTTGCATGTGTCTTTGGAAGATGCTTGGAGCTTGTTTTAACCCGAAAGGTACAACTCTCCATTGGAAATGTCCTTGGGGACATGTGAATGCAGTTAGCTTCTGCGATTCTTGGTCAAGGAAGACCTGCCAAAATCCACTTTTACAGTCAAAACTGCTAAAGATAGATTTTCCTCTAAGAAGAGTAATTAACTCTTGCATGTTAGGAAGGTTGTGAGAATCACCAATGGTGACTTCATTTAACTTTTTATAGTTAACAACCATTCTTTTCTTGCCACGTCGTTTTTCTGCTTCTTTTTCAACGAGAAAAGCAGGGGACATGTGTTGGGATTTACTTGGAATTATTACCTTAAGATTAAGGAGTTCCTTAATTTGGATTTCGAATTCCTTTCTATCCTGTGGTGAATAAACCATTGGTTTCACCTTAACTACTGACTTTGGGTCAGCAAGTTTTATTGATGCCGTCATCCATCCTTTAGACTTCTGAGGATCAATAGGATTTTCTGAACATACTCTCTTAAGTAGTTCTTGAATCTCTTGATATCTGGAGATATCAATGATGAAGTTGTTTTCTTCATCAATTACCTCTTGGGTAATGTTGGTGCCTGGGGTAGGCTGAGATTTTGAATCTCTTTCCATGGTTTTAAGGAAACCTTCATATCCTTTTCTCATGGCTTTTCGTACTTTAGGTACAAGAATTATCTCTTCATTTTTGTGAAAAGCAATCCGGTCAACCCATTGTATGAATGGATTATATAGTTGGCAGAAATTATTTCCTAAAAGGATATCTATTCCTGTTTCCTGTTGATAAATTGTTGGGATTACAAATTCCTCCCCCACAATTTGAAGAATAAGGTTTTTGCAAACCTTATTAATTTGGACTTTTTCTTGGTTAGCGACGGTAACCTCAATTGTCCTTGGAGCATTTTCCCATAATTCATCTGGGATGACGTGTTTACTGGCTAAACACAATCCTGCACCTGTATCTACGTAACAGTGTAGATCAAACTTTTTATATCCTTTGAAGGATAATTTAGCTTTTATGTATATTGAATTAGGACTTGTCCTATTTGCAATTAAACATAAGCCATTATCTACCGTTTGTAGACTAAGACATTGATGTTTTCTTTGTCTTATTTTTGCCATGATGGCTTTGAATAAGATTTCTTTCTTATTCTGTTCCTGATGATTCATCATCTGTTGTGACAACATAGATGTTTAGATAATCATCATATTCATCTTCTACAGGGTAGAAGTTGTGGTCATGGGCTTCTTGGAGAAGACTGACCTTTTCAGGATATGACTTCCTGCTAGGACACTCATTTGCATAGTGGCCTTCTTCAGAGCAGATCCAACATCTGCATTTTTTCTTGCCTTGTGGGCAGAAATTCCTTTTAGGTTTTTCATCTCCCTTGGGCTTCTTCTTAAAGAATTTTCCGGGCTGGAATTTTCTTTTCTTTTTAACCCATTTTTTATACTTGGGCTTGGGCCTAGTATATTTCTTTTTCTTGTAAGTGGGCTTACAAGTGGGCTCCTTACAACCGATGTTGTAATTGGGCTCTTTGTACTGGTTACAGCACCTTTGTCCGAAACTTTTTAATTGTTTGGACGTTTTTCTGAAATCGCAATACTTAGCAATTTCATCCTTGACAATTCTAGTAGCGAAGGCTATAGAATGTTTAGAGGGTATGGTAGCCTCTTTTTCCCATCTATTTCTAGCCTGTTGGCCGATTATAGGGATTTTTCTTAGATAGACATCTATCCAGATTGGATAATCTTTTAGGTCTACTAAGTTGATGTTCTTTTCGAACAGACAGGTAAACTCGTCTAACCTGCATATGTCACATAGTTGTGCTTTGGTCATAGCATCAACTGCTTTTTGCCGAAGCTTCTGTTCTTGTTCTAGAGCATTTGACACGTAGTCTAGTCCTAAGAACATAGTGTACAAGCCTTTGGTGGCTTCATCAAGGACCTGGGGTCCAGTTTGGTTCTCATCCCAGAGAGCCTTTTTAATGAAGGTCTTTATATTTCCTCCACTTTTGTGTTCTAACAAGGTTAATACTGCCCGTGCAGTAGTAAACTCCTTACTGTTAGTTTGGATGGTTAGACTTATTTCAGTAAGCCATTTATCCAAAATCTTTTTCCTAAAATCTAGGTCAGGGATACAATCTATGTTAATAGTATTGATCTCTTTGGAAGTTCCAGAATTTGAGGGTATCTCAAAGTGTCTAGGGAACTTGGGTTTTGTCTCATAGAAAGTACTTTCGTATCTTTCTGTTTTGACACGTGGCTGGTCATCATCGCTGATGTTCCAGTTGTCATTCCTGAATCGTACAGGATGAACATTTTCTTCATCAGAAGAATCGGGGTCTTGAGTTTTAACAGACTCTGTTTCAGGTTCTGAAATTTCACTTTCAGTCCTTGCCTTTTCTTCTATTTGAAGAACCAACTCATCTTCTACTTCTTGGGTGAAGTATTTTTTGTAAAGATAAGGGTTTTGTGTGAAATGTCTTTCACATTCATCTGTATCAAGAGATAACAGTTGAACAATTTCTGAAAGATCTTTGTCGCGATCATTTTCAGTACAGTACAAGTCATGGAAGACTTCTTCTAGTCTTTCTGAAATTTCTTTCATACTGGAGGCCATTTTAGGGCATCAGGGTTGCCTGAGCTTCCTAAGCTTGCATTACCAACATTCCAGTTTGGATAGGAATATCTGGTGAAGTTGCTACTTGGAGTAGAACTTTCTTGTTTATCAGGACTGACAATTTGTTTTCCTTTGTCAGGCTGTTCTTGTAACTCCTTCTTGAGTCTTTCTGTGCATTCGCACTTATCCATTTTGTCGGATAATTCTTTGATAATCTTGGCTCCTAAGGATTCTAGGGCTGTGTTATCAGTAGGACCCGTGTCCTTGGAAGTTATCTCTGCTTTGAGCTTTGATATTTCTTCCCTTAGGCCTTCTATGAGGGCTGCTAAGTCTTTGATGGTGGTCATCCTACAATGGCTTTTACACTATCCTGGATTTCCTTTAACCTTTTATCAAAGTCTTTGACCATGGCTTCTAACTGTTTGTTAGTTACCGTGTCTTGTTCGGCTAATTTCTTAGTTTCTTCAGAAATTTTTCCGATTCTGTTAGACATTTCTTGCAAAGTAGGTAGCAAGTTTGTCTTTTCTTCTTTATTATCTCCCCCTTCCTGAAAAGATTTGGTGAGATCCTTAAAGAATTGACCGAATGGAAGTTTATTTTTTGAATAAGCTTCACTTTCGTCTTTCTCTAACCCTAGGTAGGATAAGAGTTTGCTGAGCTTAAGCCAGCTTTTAGCAACTACAACATTTAAGTTATTGCAGTGGGCTGCTATAGACTTAATATTGCTCTTTTTGTCATCAGTGGCAAAGTAATACTGCCTCTGCTTAGAACTTACGGGTTCTAATGACTTTAGTCTGACATATTTGTCTTTTTTGTAGATGTGAGGGTTTGCTGAAGCATTACTCATCTCCACAAATTTTTTCTAACTTAATCCTTAAGTTATCAACATTACTAGACATTTGTCTAAGTAACTGTTCTTGGGATTGGCTACTTCCTTCACCAATGGTCAGGGTATTTCCCTTAATTTTTTGCTTAGGGTTATCGTAAATCCTAGGCTTCTTTTGGTCAATATTAATGGACCATTCTTCTTCTGTTGATGTTATATCACAGAAGGGTCTTTCTTGAACATTTCCAAGTTCTTGAAAGATGTCATCAATCTCGATGGATTGTTGATGTTTGTATGCTACACTATGAATGCTGTTAGTGAGGGCATAGGCTGTAAGGTACGTGATCGAAAAGATCTTGTCACCTTTTTCCATTAAATCACTCCTTGTGAAGTCATGGATGAAAGAGAGGATTTGGTCAAAACGTTGTGTGTCAAGACTTACTCCAAACTTTGGGTATACAGTAAACATAAATTTACCGTAACATAAATTACCTTTGGCTGCACCTAAAAGGCAATCTTTTCTGGATTTAATCCTGTTATCAATTAAGGCCATCTTAATTGGTGTGTCAATTCCGTTTTGGAATTGTGCAGTGATTAAGATCTTTATTGCACCAAAATGTACAGTATTGATCTTTCTCCTAAGTTCTGGTTTTAACTTAGAGAGTCTTTTATTTACTTCTGTTTTTGGTAACAAAGGTAAATAAACTGTGCCAGAGGCATCTGAAATATCTACTGACATTTCTTGTGTAGAAATACAGTATATGATTTCATTCTTTCTACTGAGTATACTTTTTGCAAAGTTCCAAGTAGAATGTTGAAAAACTTCATCCTTTGAGAGGCTAAGGTTTTTCTTAGTGATTTTATCAAGTTGATCATGATGGATCATGATGTCAGCTTGATAACCCATATTATCTTCATTTCTAAAGATAAACTGGTTGTTGTCAGAGTTGTCCTCTGAGTTCCTTTCTAAGATATTCATTTTATTTTTACCAAATAAAATTATCTTTTTAGGTTAATTAATAGAGCACATGGCTCTGATACC